GTAGTAGAGTTCCACAACTGAGTGTTATACTCGCTTACTGGATCGTTCTTGCCGATAGTGGTGAGAGAGTTTTCAATGTACCAAAGACCCGTTGGACCCTTGAAGCCGTGTGAGAATACCCGAACGAAAGGAATGTCTTCGTTCTGTGGTGCAGGTAGAAAGCGAATAACAGCATAGCCGTTACCAGTCTTATCTACTTCAGGATACCAGAAGCGATCATCTTCTTGAAAGCCTGCCTTTTCACCTGTGCTAATCTTCTTAACTTGCTCGCTCAACTTGCTTAGATCGTTAGAACGAGACTTCTTTAGTGCTGCAAAATCAACCATATTTTTCTCCGTATGTTTTGTATGTTTGTATATTTTTTGTCCACCCACGCATAATATATTTTATTTATCAGACAGATTAAAAACTTTAACAGTAATCTTTCTCATCTCCTTTCTATCATAATTTAAGAACGAACGATACTTTCTACATAACAATTCAATATCATTCCACAAAGGATCGTTCTCAAGGTGTTTGTTCCAGTAGGGAAAGAATTTACATAGATCATTTAGAATTACCAAAGTCTCTAATGAAATCTTTTTACGAAGGAACATTTTCAGCAAGAAAGGGTGCTGATCGTCTTTAATAGTAATATTATCTTCTAGATTTGTCAAGAGATTTTTTAAGTCTTCGGAATAAAAATATGCCAAAGCCTGATTTCTCTTTTTCCATTCTGTATAAGAATCTTCTAACGATGAATTGTTAACAAGGTCGCCAATCCACTTTATAGGTTTGTTTTGTGTGAAAACAGATATTAGGTATTCTTTGATATCACTTCTCTTTGACAACTTAGCAAAGAAGAACCTATCACGCCGCTTTTCAAAACTATCGGCAGAAGACTTTATCTTTCCATTATATTTTATAAAATCATAATTCTCTGTGGTGAAGTGTGACTTCAACGCACAGTATAAAATATAAGTTTCGTATGGTGTCATTCTATCGGTAGTCTTGATATCTTTGGTAGGAAGTTTAGGTCTTCTGCTTCTGACTGAATCTTACACTTAATATTCGCATTAAGTTTTATAAGAGAAGCAGCAACCTCTATTTCAATATTATTTTTTTCACAATACATAACAACAGCATCCATATATTCTATGTCATGCTTCCAAACTAATTCTTCTATCTCACTAGCAAATTCTGTTGGTGTTTTAAATTTTAATTGTGACATTATCGTTCTTTATAAAATACATGATTTTCTATCTTTGCTGTTTTAATTAGATTGTTCCACTTTGGTGTAACTGAGGTATTATGGAAATACAAAGCACCGTCAGTAACATCATCAATATTATTATAGTTCATATACAACAAAGAAGCAAGAGAATAAATCTTCTTCCATGTATTTTTATCATGAATACCGTCTATCGTATCATCGCACTTCCAGGAGAACTGGCAGACAACCTTCGTTTGATTTTCTCTAGTAACAGTGGTCTTTTGGTTTACAACGCCACACACTGTCTTGGGAAACTGGTCATGATGCACTCTATTGAGAGTCACTAGACCTATAGCCTTAATGCCTTCTTCAGGTTCACCACGAGCCTCATGGTACATGTTCTGAGCAAGACAATTAATCTGAGTATTGACTCTTGCTCCTCGAATGTTCTTATCTATAGATTGCTTTTTATTATTTTGTTCTAATTGCTTCTCTAACTGCTTACGCAATTCTTCCATAAGATCAGCATCATGCTGGCGAGTCAGAGTCTTTAAAATTGCATTCGTTTCGTTTGCTGTATTAATGTATGTTATATTGTTGTATATAATAACTCCTGAAAGAATCAGAAGATAGAATAAAAGAATGTATATAATTTTTTCGTGTGTTTCTTTTTTGCTGTTTTGTGTGTTCTTATTGTCATTACGAGTATTTTTTCGTATAGGCAAATGATTACTCCTTTGCTTCTAGGTTTATACTGTCATGGTAAATGTGATAATTTTTCTGTTGCAAGGAAAATTATCAAACCCCTGCTGTAGCCTTAAGCGGCTAGAGCAATAACACCATTATCGTTGGCATTTACGTTTTGATCCGTCACGGTGGTATCTACCGACTAATCTCCGTTACTCTATCTTCGTCTGTCGATCCTATTTCATCCCCATCAAAAGAAATTTTTAATCTTCCATTGCTCGTTTTTGATCTTCATCGAAGTTACTCCAATCATAGGTTATTAGTTTATAAAACCAAAACCCTAATACTCCAACGCTAAACAATGTAAGCAATATATTACTCATAAAATTCCTTTTGGTGGAGATGTGGGGTACTGCCCCCCAGTCCAGACCGCTATTCAAGTAACATCAACGACTAATTCTTGTTAAGAACGTTCTCATATTCATTAAGGTTCTTTCGCATACGGCGCATATCAAGAGCAACGCACACAAAGATACCTGTAGAAATACCTAGTAGGTAGATACTAATAAAATCAATAACGTTCATTATTACTTAACCTTCTTCTTGGTGGCCATCTTCTTCTTGGCAACCTTCTTGACTTCGGTAACAGCAGCAGTTACGTCAGCAACGTTAACCTTGCCGTCCTTATTAACGTCAAGAGTATTCTTTACTTCTTCATTTACCTTCTCGCCATTGAAGCCAAACCAAGAACCGATAGTCCTTAGAATGCCAAGACCGAAAAGGCTATCTGCTACCACAATGGCAGCAATAACAGCAATAGTAAAAATAATGGTACTCATTGTGCATCTCCTTATTTAAGTTTCAAATATTAAAAATATACTTATATGTCACTCTCAGACAATATGAGTATATTATATATGTTTGTTTAATTTGTCAAGTTCAAAAAAATAAGCAGTTTAGTGTCTTGCTTAGGACAGGCTGTTAAGCGGCGTTCGCCATATCAACAGCCAGGTTAAGAGCCTTGACCTTCTTGGTCTGGTTGACACCGAACCAAGCAGAGGTAAGGCGAGTATCAACCGAGCGACCAAGTTCATGATCGGTAAGATAGGTCACGGCATTGTAAGCAGACCACCAAGAGCCAGGAGCGAACTCGGCACCCGGCTGAGTGTCAACCACAGCCATGGCCAACTTAGCAGCACGGCTATGCGGCTGGTTCTCATTGGCAACCTCGTCCTTCTTGTCAGAGGTCTTGGGGAACACCTTGTTAAAGTAATTCACCAGATCCAATTGCTTATACCGCTTCTTACCGAGCAGTTCAGCCATCGCCTTGTACTTCGCCAGTTTGTGGCTTGCGACACCAAGGGTCTCCTTGACCATATCAGCATCGAACTCACGGCGATGGTTGACACGCACCATGCGACCGCTGGTCTCAGACAGGGACAGGGTAAGGGTGTTGTTACAGACAACACGGATAGGAGTAAACTGAACCGTGATGCACTTACCGAACTGGTGAGGGTTGCTGAACAGCAGATAACCTTCTACCTTATCGCCACCGAACAGTTCAAACTGATCGTTAATCTTGGCAAGCGCCCAGACATGGCTACCACCCTTGAGTGAACCAGCAGTATGCATCTGCATATCACCAGTAGAAACAAAGTCGGTAAAGAACTCAAAGGCTTCCTTGTTCTGACAAGGATTCCAGTTATCAGTCACAATGCTGAGAACCTTGCTGTCCTTATCACGGATAAGAGCCTCGGCACCAGTCTTAATCTTCTTGCTACCAACTTCGGCAAACAGCGGAACCTTGGAAACAGTCCAGTTAAGACCAGCAGCCTTCATAATCTCAGCAGGCGTAAGATCATTACCAATTTCAACACCCAGACCATGCCAAGGCTTTTCACCAGCATAAGCAATCTGAGCAACACCGTCAACAATTTCTAATTCATGAGCCATAATATTACCTTCACTTTCTTTTTAAGTTAAAAACAACTAACTTACATATAATAACAAAATGCTAGGCTATGTCAAATCTTTTTTTTATTAAATAAATCAACGCTTTACAGTATCACAAAAATTAACGTTGTTGGTAGGAATCAGTTTACCAATCAGTTCCCAGTCATAAACTCGCTTACCGGTAGTCTTATCACGGATAAAGTCCATCTTATGACCGGTCTTATTCTCAAGATGGGTAACAGCCTCTTCCATATCGGTAAAGATGGCCATATCCGTCTTATTGTTAAGATTAGGCTTTGCAACATAATACATCATATTAGTTTTCCTCAATAAATTTAACCATAACTTCGGCATCAAGATCCCACTCAATGTTTTCAGAAGCAATCTTGAGGGCCTCTTCCTTAGTCTTCAGATCACTCATGTACCTTTCACCAAATTCACGAAGGCGGACCTTGTAATCTTGCCATTCCAGACGGTCTTCTTCTGTGATATTAGGATCATCAGGGCCACTACCCCAAGGTTCCGAACCAACTTCGGCTTCTAGAGCATCACAACTAGAGCATGAACCATAAGCGCCGTTGATCCAGCCAGTATCATTACCAACCTTGACCTTAGCCCACCAGTCACCCTGATAAGAACCAAAACTCTCAAACAAAATCACTTCAATACCAGCAGCCTTAAGGGCTTCTTCATAACTAGACATTTATTTTCTTTCTTGAAATAATTTCTAAATTGATCAAACGAATGTTGGTAGATATACCACAGATTGCATGTACCTTACCATCTAAGTCTTGGACAAGATACCAAGGCACATAGGTACCTGTCATGTTCGGCTGTAAGTCGGCATCAATAACAGTGCCGCGATTGTCACAGTTTTCTTCACGCATCATCCAGCGAACTTGGTCGCCCACTCTGATATCATAGAAGGTGTATTCTTTCATGGACATTTAGGCCGCCACACGGTCACGGAAGCGAACCGAGAACCGCATCATGGTCAGGTAACTAGCGCGACCACAGAGGTCGCTGACGGTACCATCGTTCGACTGAATGGTGTACCACGGAACAAAATCACCAGCGGCAGTCTGGTTCATGCGGATCTTGGTAACCTGACCGAGGATAATACCACCAGCGGATTCCCAGCGAACCCGGTCACCAAGGCGAACATCAAAAATCTCAATCTTCTTCATAACTGCTTCCTTCTTCATCATATAGTTATAATAACAAATTCTGAGGATAGGTCAAGTGCTGGAAAAGTGTAATGATTTCAATGAGTTAGTATGGGCTATATTTGTAGGTACCCAAGTGGACAGCACCTTCCACCTCTGGTTTGTACCAGTTAATACCATAAGAGGCGCTATGGTGGACAGGAACATAATAAAGACTATACGGCACATCCTTATCGGATTCCATCATTTTAATAAGAGCAGGTAAGTCTCGCTCATCATTTGTGGTTAACCACTTATAAACATTAGCAGCAAAGAAGTGGAATGGCGGTGGTGTGATATCTGACTTTACCAATTTCCTATTATCATATTCACCAAACTCCCGTTCATAGACGGTCTCACCCTTGTCTGAATAACCAGAACAGCATTGATATTCATGGTGTGATTTCAGCGTGGCATCAAATTTCCTATTATCATATTCACCAAACTCCCGTTCATAGACGGTCTCACCCTTGTCTGGGCTTTCATATATCTTTGTCATACCAGTTCCTCTCTTTTATCTTTAGCAAACTCAACCAAAGCAAGAGCAAGGTCAAGAGCCTGTGTTTTTGTCAATAGGATATAATCTCCGAATTGAGGAGTCAACTGTATACAGGTACCATCTTCTACTCCACCCCAATAACGAGTAAGTAGAACTTGATCGCCAATTGAATAAACACCTTTTAGTTCGGTACTCATGTTATATCCATCTGATCAACATAATGTGCGGTGAGATATTCATGGTGTGATTTCAGCATGGCATCAGGCATTGCTGCTATCATAGAGGTGATATATCCCTTAGCAAAGTGTTCATTCTGAGCATAAAGGCTCTTAATGATTTCTTCTGCCAGTTTTTCTTTTTCTTTAAAGGTCACTTCAACCTCAACAGTTTTTCAATTTCTTTGATACGCTTTTCGGTGCGGTAATTGTCTTCATCGGACAGTTCACCACGGACTTCACAAAGCATGATCAACTCCTCATTGAGGTTGTTGATTTCTTCTCTAAGCGAACGGCAAAGCATTTTTATCTCCAGAATTAATAATTAACGGTGTGGTCTTTGTCCACATAATATCCGCCATGGCGAAACTCTATGGTCATATAGGTTTCTTCAATAGAGGGAACATTAAAGACATGGATCAGGTCGGACTTCACTGCCTGAATATAAAAGGTATCGTGGCTGTTACTGACCGACACATAGATCGGACCCTTAGCGGCGCGGATCGCCTTTATGAAATCTTTACGAAGCATTTTTATCTCTCATCATCTTCATTATATTACTATAATAACAAAATCTCAGTGGTTGTCAACCAATGGAAAAATGTAATGATTTCAATCAGTTAGACTTTGAGCGGAAATACAGATTTCATTTGACTTGATCCCAAACTTGATCATAGACTTGAACACTGACTTGATACAAGACTTGATTCCTGACTTGATTCCTGACTTGATCACTGACTTGATACCAGACTTGATCACTGACTTGATCACTGACTTGATCGCAGACTTGATACCAAACCTCATTCTTAACAGATATCATTAGTCTTGAACTTTCCGGAATCCTTCTGGAGTATATTCGCGCTGGCGGCGAACTTGGTAAATACCAGTATCAAACAAAATCGGTTCATGAGTATCAAAAGACCGCTTATGGTTGATAGGTGTTGGACGATCAATAACCAGAACAGCATTAAATTCATCTTTTGGATTACGATACATCTTAGCATAAGACGGATCCATAACATGATGGTGTCCAGTTTCGCTATGGGTAACGATCAGATCACCATTCTCAGGCTTAACCTCAACATAATCCTTGGGTAGTTCATTAATACGAATAAAATAAACATCACCCTGGGCGGCACAATTCTTAAAAGTTTTCATAATAAATTCCTTTTGTTTGTTAACATTACATATTATATGTTACTAGGCTTCGGCGGTATTGTCAAGAAATTTATCCCTGACTTGACAATAGACTTGATCCCAGACTTGATCATCAACTTGATCGCAGATTTGATCCCTGACTTGATCATGGATTTGATGCCTGACTTGATACCAAAATTGATTCCTGACTTGATCGCAGACTTGATACTCGACTTGATACTTAACAGATTTCATTTGACTTGATCACTGACTTGATCCCAAACTTGATGCCTGACTTGATTCCAGACTTGACCACGGACTTGATCCCAGACTTGATCCCTGACTTGATCAAGGACTTGATACGAGACTTGATCCCAGACTTGATACCTGACTTGATCCCAGACTTGATCAAGGACTTGATACTTAACAGATTTCATTTGACTTGATCCCAGACTTGATCACTGACTTGATACCTGACTTGATCGCAGACTTGATCAAAGACTTGATATCTGACTTGAACACTGACTTGATGTCTGACTTGATCCCTGACTTGATTTCTGACTTGATCATTGACTTGAAGCCAGACTTGATCAGAGACTTGATACTTAACAGATATCATTATGTACGAACCTCAGGAATTTCAAATGAATTAACATCATCAATACCAAAAGTCCATGCATTTGCCTGAATTGCCGTCTTCATATTCTTGGGAACAGGAATAGCAAATTCACGCCCTGTACCACAGAGAACCTTAAGAAACTTTTCTTTACCGAGATCAGGAAGGTTCACTTCAACAAGAGTACCAATAAGAGGATCATCGTCAGTATCAATAATCTTAGACTTTAGACTGTCCAGAATATTTTTCCAACCAAGAATTTCGCAGGCAGCGCGGCGCTGCTCGATGTTTTCCCAAGTAAGGGCAATGGTAGGTGTGATGCTACTCTTATCTTCAATCCATTCTGAAGGAATACGAACACCGTGCCATGCATATACACCAAAACCATCACGATATTCAATAGCAGGAGCATGATCACAATGAATACGCTTTTCCTCATCCATCATGATACTTACGGGGCGCTGTTGAAATACCACAAGGTCTTCGTACATGTTCAGCCAACCACAGTTTTCGGCAATTTCAAAGAGACCTTCAAATTTATTACAACATTCAATACCGCAAACTTCCAGAAAATAGTTATAGAAAGAAAGCCACGAAGCCTCCTGATTGCCAAAAGACATATCATTAAAAATCTGTTCAGCAGACATTGTGGGATCAATACCACGAATGATATCAATAGCCTGCATAGGACTGTCAGCAATCAAAAACTTGTTTGGATGCTTTAGTCCGACGGCACTGTATGCTTTACAAACAGCAACCTTTGCTTTTTCAATATCAACAGGTGCCGTTGACAAACCAATAGCACACCACTTGTCACGATAAACAGAAAACAAATCTTCCTGTTCTTTAGTCAACTTTTCAATCTTTTTCATATTCATTATCTCTTTTAATTTACCTTAACGATATAAGACTTGATCCAGTCTTTAACCATATGAATTGCAGCAAAACTTAGAATAATTTTGGTCCAAACGGTAACAGTATCAATCCAAAAATCATATACAGCAACGCCTAGACCGACAATTGCTAGAGCATAGAAAATTGACCATAGTGTATTACGCATTTTATTACCTTTCAACTAGTTATCGCATGAACTATTATACGCGAGAGGCCAAATATGTCAATAGAAACGAGAAGAATATAGTTAGCAAGCATACCGAAAGACCGCCTAGTATAAGCAGCCCAAGCATACATAGCACTACCGATAATCCAGACAGGATAGATAAGATGTAGAGGAGGATTAGGTACGGTAAGAGCCATAGTGAGACTACAACCAATGCTAATAGCCCAGGCAAAAATCTCAACAAGAAACCTAAATCGGTCACTCTTCCAATCATCTTTGATCCAATTAAATGTTTCATTTAAATAATTCATATTAATCCTCGTCCATCTTATTGTCTATTGCGTCTTTAAGATTGATCCAACCTCTACCAAAGTTCACGAACCAGGTATTGGTACTCTGACGGAAGATATACTCATATTCCTGATACTGATGGTCCTTTTCATATTCTTCAAAACTATTAAAGTAACTCGCACCGGTATCACTGTCACCGCGGTCGCGCTTATAGGAAATACACTGACCATTGGGAATACTGCTGGGATCATCAAAATCAACCTTGACACCAATCTCCTTATCAAGGAGACTCAGGTCACCAAGATTAATAAGTTCCGCAATCTTAGGAACTTCGGTATAATGCTCTAGCAGAATTTTACCGTTATGAGACAAATAACCATCCCAATGACAATAAATCTGCGCGACAAAACCATTTTCATATTCAATTGCAATAGTGCTACGGGTACCCATTAGGCGATTTCCTTCTTTAAGATATGAGATATATAGGATTTGGCTTCGGCCAATGTGGCGCGGCCGGTCTGAGGCTGATTGGGACGCACGATGACCCATTGATTGCCACCAAGGCGCAACCAGCCTTTTACGATAGACCCAACACGAATGCCGTCTACCATTATGTCATAGCCACCGTCACTCGCGCGAGGGAAAGTAATGCTATACATATTAGGCAGCATCCTTCTTGATTTCTTCGGTCTGTTCAATGTTGAATACCGTGAAATACTTGGGACGGGTGACGCGACGATCGGTCTTGGACTTATTGTCCTGAACCTTGACCACGCGACACAGGCGATACCCATGCTCACCGCGCTTGACCGCGCGATTGATAGAGAGAGCCTGACGATAGGTCAGGAAATACGGCGAGGCAAATTCATCTTCGGCAGTAGCCAGAATGTCGGCATTGCCACCGGTATACTCTTGCTTGGTGATATAGTTATACATTATATTAAACCTTCTTCTTGGCAGAAGCGGAAGCCGCTTCGAGGATTGCACTGAGGCGAATAATTGAGGCATCGTCCATACCATGCAAAAACCGCAGCAAAGGGCTGTTCGTTTTGCTCTTGAAAGTGGCGATGCGCCGGGCCTCGGCGGGGGTAATT